GGCAGGAGTTTTTACAGGAAAAAACGTGTTTTCTTTTTCGTCTTGCATAGTTATACATTCGGTTGCATAAACGGTTTTTGTGTTTACGTTTACTGTTGGTGCTAGTTCATAAATGCTTTTGCGTTTAAGGTTGCCGTATCGTGCGCCGCGTGAACTGTTACAGCTTCGACAAGCTGCTACTAAGTTATCTAGCCCGTTTACGCCTGGCGTATCTTGTGGCCAGCGGTCTACTTCTATCAGGTGGTCTGCTGTTGTGGCTTGCTGGCTGTTGCACCAATGGCACAATGGTTTGTCGTTTAGTAATAGTTTGCGGTTTGTTTTAAATTCTTGTTTGCTTCTAGTTTCTGCGTTTAGGCTGCGTTTGCGGTTTTGTTGTACGTTGTGGGTTCTACGTTTCTTGCCTTGTGTCATTTGGTCTTGTGCTTTCTGTAGGTGCTAGCGCGCGCTTACGCGCTTGCTTTCGGTTTGTTATGCCGGGCAAGGTAGGCGGGCTGGGGCTTGTGGGTTTGTTTTTGTTTCACGGTTACTTTATGTTGTGATTAAAGCCTAATGCGCTAAGCCCCCCGCTGTTTAGCCTCATACAGCACCCTATATCTTTAATCGTTAGCCAGGCGTGTATTACTACAGCGCCTTCTACCCGCGTTACCGCGTGTCATCCAGCCGCCTTGCTAAAGGCTTAGGTCTATGCCCGTAATTAGTTTTCGTTTTTGTAGATTACTTTTGTAACGCTTCTATAACTTGTGACGCCTCATCTTTTGTTATTGCTTCGATACTTGAATATTTGTTATCTAAAACTTTGTTTATATATGTGATTAAATCGGCTGTGCCTATTTTCTTTTCAAAGCCCAGCGCGCGTATTAGGCCACGCTGTTTAGGTGTTGCATATTGTTTAGTGTCTGCCGGTACGTCAAAAGGCTGTTCTACTTCGTGTAACGGCACTACTGACGCTAAGTGTGTGTTATTTTGTCTGCTTTGCGCTGCCTTTACTTCGTCTTTCGTAGCTATTGCGTTAGTAATCCCAAAGCCCATATAACCTAACGCGCGGCCCAGCGCTGAAGTGAAACCTACTTCGTTTTCGCTTGTTTTTGTGTAAGGGGTACGCCCTGGGTACAGTTCGCAAGCTGTCGCTATTGAAGGTATTGGGTCTGTGCCGTCACGCCATACGGTTACTGTGCAACGTATAAAACAGCTTTTGTCTGGCATTTCTACTATTTCGCGGGCTGTTTCTTGAATGCGTAAATCTGGGTATTTGTCGAATGCAAGCCGTAACCGGGTTGCGACATCTACGTAGTTATCTAAGCTAAAGCCCATTGGTTTTTCTTTCTCGTTTGGTGGTTTATTAGTTCTTGTGTTGCTGGCAACATATCTATAGGGATTAGTTGCCATTGTGGCATAAAGAAGCACGGGTAGCGTACGGCTTTACCGTTTACTTCTGTAGTCCAGTTGCCTGTACGTTCGTTGCAGCGCGTTAAAGATGAGTAACCGCGAATAGTTGCGCTGAAAGTGTTTTCGTTTATTGTGACCAGAATATAGCGGCCTGCGTTATCGCCTCTGCGATTAGTAGGCGTTTTTATGGGGTGTGTTAACAAGCTGCCGTTATTGTGATATGTAGCGCGTACCTGGTAGCCCAGCACGTCACTAGCTGCAGGGTCATAAACGCTAAAAGAATAATCATAATCTAAATAGTGTGCTACTGCTTGTTCGCCTAAAGCGCCGCAAAAATCGTAAGCCCAATTTTGGGCGCGGTCCATACCGTAACTGTTTTGGTGGCCGTTACGTTTTGCGTATTCTAAAATCTTTTCGGTAATTTCTACGCAGTTATCGTAATCGGCTTGCGTCAGCTGTATAACTGGCTGGTCTAAATTATTGTAGGTAATCACTTTGCGCCTTTTTTTACGCGGTCAAGCGCGATAGTTGCCAGTTCGCCTACTTGAAATTTCATTTCTTTCAAATAACGTTCACACTCTTGCAGGTCTTGAATAGTTTTTATCAGTAGCCGTTCAAGCCTTCGATTATTTTCAGTTAATACGTCATTAGCCCCACGCGCCAAAATTAACTCACCTACCAAATAATCATTAGTGCTTTGTAGTTCGTTAAATTCGTTCATTGTTCGCCTTCTGTCATATATTTTATTAAGGCTTTTAATTCTGTTATTTCGTCTAATAGTGCGGCGTTTTCTGTTTTTAATGCGTCACGTTCGCGCGCTACTTTCATACCGTGTTCGTGACAGTCTTTTAGCTGTTCGCGGCTACCGTAGCTAGGGTCATAGCCGCGCCTCATTGGTCAGCCTTTAACTGGTCTACAAGCTTTATTAAATGTTTGCAGTAGTTAACCAAATATTTTATTTCGTCTCGTGTGTCATTTAAATCGTCTATTAAAACGCCGTTATCTAAAACGTTCAAACTGTTTATATGGTTTTGTAGCCGCCTCAAAATGTTTTTGCTACCTAGTTCAAAGGTTTCTAGTAGCGGTGCAGGTTTACGGCTTATTTCGTTTAATACGGTCATTAGCTGCGTTAGTTGCTGTTGGTCAGCGAACCAAAGTTCTTTTTCGTTTGTCATTTTCTTAGCCTTTCTCGTTGCTTAGAAATTACTGTAGTGCCACCCTGTACGAAGTTTGTTTAATCCAAAAAAATTAGGCAAAGTATTCTTATGGCCACAAAGTAGCACAATACAAAACCGCATAGCGCGCCTATGTTTAGTTGCAAGTTTTGGTTCGGTTGCATATATCCCAGGGTATCCAGCCGTTACCGGCTGTTTTCTGCCAGTAATCGAATAGTAGTTTGCCTGCTTTCAAATTTGTTAGCGGGTCTAATAGCGGTTCTTGTGTGCATATGCCCATTTGTAAACATATTGGCGCGTACGGGTTGCGTTTAATGTCAAAATTCACAGAATTGATTTGAAGCGCCCCAGTGTCTGACCTGTGGCTATATTCGCTTACGCCTGTAATATTGCAGTTTTTGTCTACAATGTCACCGCCCCGCCTATTGACGCAGCAACCGGCTTCGCGTAACGCTATTTTTGTTAGCTGTTCTATCTGGTCTGCCTGCCAGCCAGCTTGAAGCGCTAACGCTGGTAGCCAGTCACAGTTACCGTGACTGTAGACGGGCTTAGGCAGGCTTGTAGTGGTTACTGGCGGTATGTAGGCGTATAACTGGCGTTGAAACGTTTTAAAGCCGCCTATCGCCTCATATGGGGTTTGTGACTGTTCTACTAGTACCGGGTCAGCGGGCAGCTGCGAAACGCCTACCCCAATAGCGGATAAACCAAAAGCTATAACAAGTTTTATAAAAAAGGGCATCTAGTGGGCCTCAAACTTTCTCGTAGAAGGTAACTAAATCCTAACCGAACTTCTACACGGTTTTAGGCATATCTTTAAAAACGCTGTTAAACGCCTGTTTTACTAGGTTTTCGTTATTGGCGGCAGCTGCAGAAATTTCGACGTGAAACCAATCGCCGCCAGACCACTTGCCTTTAATCCAGGTAGCGCGGTCACATTTCCAGCTACGGTTAAAAAAATAATCTATAACTAATTCGATATGTAAAGTATCTGCGTTATCTAACAGCTTGTATATAAACGGTAAAGCAATTTTGCGCCCGTCCGCTATGCCTTTGTCAGTCATTTTTCTATAAGAAAAATCTACCGCTAAGCCTTTGGCGTGGTTAGAAATAGTGCCGGGCTTTGTTCGAATGTCACGATTTTGATAGCTGCCGTTATTCCATAGCGAACCGCCAGCGCGTTTAATTACTTGCCTTATAAATTCGTCTGTGCCAGGTAACGGCCTAGTAACTACTGGCGCTGTATTAACTGTGTACGGCTTCACTTATCTTTATCGTTTGGTATAAACAAACAAGCTAAATCGGGGTCACCTATTTTAGTGCTTACCCACGCAAGCACACTTGCCACCACTGGCACAAGTAAACCTATTAAAACTGGGTCAACATTGTTACGCGATAACGCATAAATAATAATACCAATTACGCCGCCTTTTGTAGTCTGGTCGCCTATCTGTCTATGGCTTTTATTTACTTTGTTTGTGTTCATAGTGCGCTAACCAATGTTTTAAATTCGTCTGCGGTAAGTCCTAGCCGGTCAAGAATTGTTTGCCGTTTGTCTGTTAATGCTTTTTGGATTTTAGCCTCTGCTTTAGCGTCTTTTTCTGCTTGCGCTTTGTCTAGTTCAAGTTGTGCAAGTTCGGCGGCGTTCATTTCTCTAGTAATCGTTTCGCCTGTAATGCAATCGTGAATACTAATTTGTGGTGTGGTCATAATGTCCTAAATTGCGTAGCCGTAGGTTTCAATTTGTCCTGAAAAATTTACCGTGTTCGTTTCTTTTAATTTGAATGACGTGAAACTTGTGGTATCTGTTTGACAGCCTAAAGTTGAGTAAAACAAATTATTTTGGTAACCGGTAGAAAAAGCGTTAACAAAAGTTTTTTGCGATAAAAACGGGGCCAAAATTTCAATAGTTGATTGGGTTGGAATAGTTGTTGAAATGTCGGTAAAAAGTATTCTTGTCGTGCTTGACGAACCGTCGGCAAAATTTTCGAATTGTGTTGAAGTTGAAGTAGCTCTTGAAAATTGGTAATTTGTTGTTGTAGTGCCGAACGTTAACTCAATTGCCGGGGTGCTGTCAGTTGCAAGCATATTAGTTATTAAAATTTTGTAATTTCTATATGTTGCGCTAAACGCATTGCTAATGGTAATAGAAGTAACGCCGCTAAAAGTTGTGCTATTTATTAAGGTTAGACCGCTTGAAGCGGCTGGGCCTGCTGACCCAAAAAATGTACTAACGCCTGCACTAGTAAAATAAAGTGTGCCGCCCCCGTGTTGCGGTATTGCTAACGGCCCAGCGCTTGACACAGTAGCCGTACCAGCCGTAACCGTACAAACGCCTGCACCAATGTTAGAAATTTCTAAATTATCGCCTGCCGAAAATAGCGAAGTATTTACCGTAATTGTTGTGGCGCTGGCTGAGTTCATTACTATACGTTTGCCTGCGTCAGTAGCCACCAATGTATAGCTAGCCGTTTTAGTGCTTACTGGTATGTTAAAAGTTGAGTTAAGTTCTGACGCGGTTAAAACACTCGCCGCGACAAAAGGGTAGGGAGTAGTTGCCATAAGTCCTTTCAGATTATCCTAAAACGTTATCCCCGTTGAGTATGCCTAAAATTGGGTCATCTAGCACTAGTTCGTATACGACGTTAGTTGGGCTGGTAAACAGCATAATTTTATGGCCTGTGCGTATTTCTAAAGTATGTTCAATACCTTCTATTGCTAGTTCTTGTGCAAGTTCAATAGTGCCTGCCCCGCTGGCAAACGTTTTTTCTATGGTAATTGTGTTGCCGATATCTAGCGCCGCTAACGTTTCGCGCTGCGGATTAGTCAACATATTAAACGCCGTACCTACAGACGTATAGCGGGCTTGCGGTTCGCCGTCTAAAAGGTAGGCGGCCAACGTTGCGGCTGCCGTGTCATTGTGTAAAAGGCTGTTAGTAATGCTTGTAGTTTGAATAAAATACGTTGCCTGGCTGGCTACGTCATCTGCTACTTGTGGGTTATTGCTACCCAAAATTTGAACTACAGCGCGATTAACTACCTGGTCAGCTTCGAAAGAAATACCTAACTCGTTATATTTTATGTTTGTGCCGTCATCGTGAAAGTCTGCTACTGGGCCGCTAAGAGTGTTGCCTATACGCGGTTGAAAAGTTAGCTGGCCGTCATTCGACATAAATAGGCGGCCCTGTTCAGCTTCGTTAATCTGCACACAATACGCCAGCGCGTTAGTACCCTGGTCAACCGTAAAGGCTGCCGCGCCGCCTAACGTTTGCGTACCGGTAGAAATGTTGCGGGCCGCTATCGGAAAGTTGACCTCTGGTAAATCTAAAACAGCTTCTAAACGTTCGCTACTTAATTGTTCAGAAACGTTAAATTCGTCTAAAACTGTCTGGCTTAATAAATAAAGGTCATCACCACAAAAAACGGTAACTACGTCAATGCCGCCTAAAACAAAATCGTAGTTATAATTTATTATGTAGCCTTTAAAAATATATTGCGGTACGTTAAGGCTGTCATATCGAACTAGTTCTACTTTTCGCATAGGCGCTAAGCCAGGTTGCGCGGTTGCGCTGTCAAAATATGGGCTTTGTTCGTCAAACGGGTTAAAAATTCCGCTGGTATCGCTAAGAGTAAAACTCATTGTGCCAGCGCCGAACTGGTCGCCTATGTCTTGCCGTCCACGTTTTACGCGCACATTAACGCAGCCGTCTAAAATTGCTGCAAAATTTGTAGTGCCGTCTAAAACGTATTGCGTATTATCTAATACGCCTGCCACTGCGTCATCTAAAATAAATGCGTCTTGTAAAAATCCTGTATCTACAAATAGTTCATAGTTGCCAGAACCGGCTACAGCTACGCCAGCCATTACGCTATTTCAAGTTGCAGCGGGCCTGACAAACGGTTATAAGCAATTAGCGCATTATTGACCGCTTCGCCTATTTCTGCTTTAGTGGCTAGCTGGCTGTTTACGTTTATTGTTACGCCGCCTTCGCCTAGCGGGTTGCCTTTGTCTGTAGGCGCGCCAATAGGTATAACGCCTGGCGTACGCGGGGCTTCGATTATTGGCATAACGCTTTCTATAGGGCTTATCGCTTCGTTAAAGCCCGCGCTAATACCTTTAACGTCTGCCAGCGTTAGGCCTGTGCCAGCTAGTTTTGACTGTGCTACAGCCATAGCGGCTTCTACGCCCGCTAAATACTGTTGCGCGTTAGATACGCCCGCAGCGTAAAACTTGCTTGCCGATAGGTCACCAATAGTTTTAGCAATCGCGTTTGTGTCTTTTACAAGTGTGTTAGCCCTTAGCACGTTAGCGCTTGACTGTAAAAGTTCTTTAGCAATAGACGCGCCACTTTCTACGCCTGCGTCTATAACTTGCTGTAAAGCTTCGCGCGATAAACCAGCGGCTAAAAGCTTTTCTACTAAGCCTGCAAACTCTTTAGCTTTGTCTGCTTGTTTTTGTAAAGCGCTAAAAAAGGTAAGCCCTGCGTCCTCGCCGCCTTCCTCAAAAGCTTTACCAAAATTAAGGCTTTCGGTAATAACGTTTTGAACTGAACCGCTAAACGCATTAAAAGCGTCTTGCGCGCTTTCTAACCGGCTTTTAGCGCTGTCTAACGCTTCTGCCATTTCTTTATTCAAAGCTTCTGCAGCGTCCTTGACGCCTTGCGCCATTTCTTTTTTAAGTGTGTCAGCTGCCTTTTTAGCGGCTTGCGCCATTTTGTTTATTTTCGATGCCGCGCCCTTTGGTGTATCGTCTGCTTTTTCGCCTAATAGTTCTGCCATATCGGCAGCGCCTTTAGCGTCCTCAGCCAGTTTTTTAGCGGCGAAACTTGAATAGCCAGACGCGCTAGCCATATTGCCAATACCGGATATAAACGAACTGAAGCTTGCTTCAAGTTTTTTGACGTCTATAAATTCGTTAAATACGTTGCCTAACATTTTTATAGCTTTAGCTGGGTTAATTAAAGCCGTTACGGACGCGGCAGCAATAACCGTAAATTTGTAAAGTACGTTTGCGGCTTTGGCGGCGTTTACTGCAATAGTTTTAAATCCATTTATAAGCGCTGTACCGCTGTTACCCATTTCGTATAAAGCTTGCTGTAAACCTTTTACTAAACCTTTTTCGCCTATAACTTCTGCTACTCGTTCAAAAGCTGGTACTACGTTTTCGTTTAAAAACGTCACAACTTTAAGCAATATAGGTAAAAATGCTTGACCTAATTTTTGTTGTATATCGTCAAATGTTGCGCCTAATATTTTTTGTTGCGCTGCCAACCCGCTTGAAGTTTTGTTAAAGTCGCCTTGCGCGTCGCCTGTTTGTTCGAATATAACTTTTTGTGCCGCTAATATTTTTTGTTGCGCCGTTAACGCTTTATTACCCGAATAGATACCTAATTCAGTTGCCGCCGCTTTTAGCGTTGCGTCGCTTAAAAGTACGTTGTATTTTCGTAGCGGTTCAGCTTCGCCGCGTAACGCCGAACCTAAAGCCGTTATAGCATCATCTACAGAAGTGTTATTAAACGACGCTAAATCGGACGCCAAAGTTACTAGGTCTAAACTAAAATCGCTTAAATCTTTACCAGCAAGCCCAGCGGCTTTACCAAACATAGCAAACGTGCCAGCTGCCTGTAGCGCTGCCGTTTCTGATACGCCTAAAGCCGTGTTAGCGGTACGTGCAAACGCTTCTACTTCTTTAGATATTGCACCAAAAACTACTTTATTTTTACTTATAGCTTCGTTAAAATCTGACGCCGCTTGAATAGCTTTATATGCAAACGCGCCTACAGCGCCAACAGCTGCACCGATAGCGGCAGTAGCAATAAGGGTAGATTTTGTTAAACCTGCAAAACCTTTGTTAGCGTCGACGCCGAAAGCACCTAAAGCCTTTTGGGCTTTACCTAATCCTTTATCGTCAAAACTTGACGTTATCGGTATGTTAATTGCCATAGCGGGTTTTCAATTTCTTGTTGAGTACCTGGGCTACTTCGTCTACTATTTCTTTAACAGCATATTGCACCGTATATCTATGTTTTTCTACGGCTGGGTCAATGGCGCGGGGCTGTAAACCTACTTCAACATTTAAATTATTTACAAAGTTAGTATTTTTTGTTTTGATACCTGCGTGGTCATATATCGAACCGGCAGCGTCTAACTGTTGGGCAACCATAAGCCCGTATGGCCTAGCTTTAAAAGTTACGCTATGGCTTTCACGCGGGTTATTTTCTGCGTCAAATTTATCTTTAAATTGAACTGTGCCGCCTCGGCTGGCGCGCCTACCTACTTTAATTTTTATGCCAGCTTTAGCGGTTCGGTTATCCCAGTAAACCTCACGGCCTTTAATAAGTTTGCCGCGCGCCATACCAGACAGCGGCGGCGTAGTGCCGATAAGTTCGCGGGCTGTAGTAATGATTTCTTGCCCAGCGCCTTTAATGCGTTTAGTTACTTCGCGCCTATAAACCTTATCGTATTTATTTAATTCGGCCAAAGTTTGCTGTACGCCTTGTATTTGTAGCACCGTTTTTTTTTCAAACATACGTTTTATTTTTCTTGTTCAATATTTCTACAACGGTATATAAATCACCTACGTTAAATTCGATATGGCTAGGCCAGTAGTGGCACGTTACTAAGACTTCTGCCATTAGGTGACTTACTGTGCCTGGTCTGCTTTTAAATCGGTTGCCTGGTCTACTACTTCAATGTTTGTAAGACTTGTAATAAATGCGTCTAAGTTAACTGGTACTACTATGCCGTTTAGGCGGCTGGCTTCGTAACACATATACGCTAAATCCTCTACGCCTATACCGTTAGCAATGTCTGAAGCTTTACGCCTATATTTTCTTTCCCATAAAACTATTGTCATTAAGTTAGTTTGCACTTCGTAGTTTGTGCCGTCTTTAAATACGGCTTTAAGTGTTAATTGCATTAGTTACCTTTCTCGTACGCCGTTTTATTGGCGTAGCTTGTTTTTGTAATTATCAGCGGCCAAAGCCGCGACATTATGAAACTGCTTTAGTAAGATTTCCACCCGCAAACGTAAGCGTAATAGTCGACAGTTCGCCCAAACTTGCGTTAATTGGCGTGTGACTTTCTAAGTAACAATTTGTAAGCGTATATAGCGGCGCGGTAGCGCTAGGTGTTGCTAGACCAGCTGCAGTAGGCGATACTTCAATTGTGGTCTGAATACCTACTAGGCCATAAATGGTGGCTTCTGTTTCTGACGCTGCGTAACTTTGGTATAGCGTTACTTCGAAAGTATTGTTTTGTAGCGAAGTTACAGCCGAACCGCCAAACTTGCGGCCGGTATCACCGAATGCAGTTGTTTCTAACTGTTCGTAAACGTAGCTTAAAACTGCGCTTGTAGCCTGGTCTGTGAGGTTTACGCTGTTAATAGTTAGCGCTGGGTTTGAGAGATAAACGGTAGTTGCCATATTGGGTTAGTCCTTTTCGGTTTCTGTATCTTTAGTTTTAGCAGATTTCTTTACTACTTGTGGGGATATATGCCCGCCTTCTACAAGTAATTGTATGTTGACGTGTTCTAAATCTTTGGCGGTCACAATGTCGCCGCGTTTCCAAATTAACCTGTCTGACGTTATTAAATAAGTTTCCATAAATCCTTTACGCCGTCTGGGCTTGCATAGTTACCGTAATATCGTAAGCCGGATAGGCTACGCCGCCTACTAGGGCTTCTGTAGGCCTACCGTCTGTTACGCCAACATTAGCACCTAGCACTAAAGACGCCAGGTTAAGTAGGCTGCGTTGCGCGTCTAAGTTGCCTGGCCCTAAAGTTATTACCCTTACTGGAAACAGCATTTTAACTATATTGGCGTTAAACGCTTCGAAGCTGGGCGCGTCTATAAAAGCGCAAGGCGGTACTAGGTTGCGCGGGTCATTTACTACTTGTAGACCGGTTACAGCGGTAAGGGTTGCCGTTAAGTTTGTTAGCGCTGTATTGAATAGGTCTGTAAAGTTTTGTGGCATTACGCAACCTGCGGGCGGTCAACGCCTAACAGCTGCTTAACCATTGGCGATAAACCGAAAGTGTTACCAGTACCTAAACCGTCAAAGCTAGCGAAATCGCTAATACTGCCACGCTGTCGATATAAGGCTGCGCCATACATAATTACGCCTAAAGAAACGTCATTACTAGGCACAGTAGTAGCGCTGTCTATGTAGCCGTTTTCTTGCCTTCGCCTAAAACAAAAAGCGTTAGCAGCTGAAGCACACGAAGTTAAAAATGCTGTATCCGCTGCCGTAGCTGTACCGATACCTAGCCAGTCCTCTATCTGGGCTGCGGTAATCCACGTACAAGTTATTGAAGCCGTTAACGTGCCGGTAGCGGCAACTATTTCTACATTGGCAGCAGTCTTAGCAAATAAAACCTGGTTGCTTATAGGTAGCTGGTTATCGTAAAGAAAAAAGCCTTGCAGGTCTACGCCAGTAAAATAATATTGCGGTAACGCGCGTACTACATACGTGCCGTTAAATGTTGCGTCTACGCCTGCAAGTGTAAAACTTTGGCCAATTTCTAGCGGTTCGGCGTTTGTTTGTAAACGTATTACCGCGTAGTTATCGGTTAAATATTTTTGTTGAACCGAATAAACGGCCATAGCTGGCCTTCTTTCTAGTTAAACGAACTTAACAAATTTTGTAGCGTCAGCCATAAAGCCAGCTGCATAACCTCTAAACGCAATCGTGCGGCCGAGTGTTGCGGGTACGTCTACAGAAATTGCGCCTTTTTGCTGTTCGTAGAATTCGAAGCCTGCGGCTGGTCCGGCAGCGTGGCCCATAAATGAACCTGGGGCGTGACGGTCAACTACAAGCACAAGGCCTAGCGGGTTGCCATTCCAACTAGTAGCAGACGAATTACCGGCAGCGTTTTGACCCATAAGGTTAGGCGCGCCCACGAATGGGAAAACTGGCCTATTTTGGTCATCTACTGAACTTGCAAGCGCTTTCCAGCTGCCAGGCGTTACGAACATATGAGTAGGTAAATAGTTTGTATCTACAGAAATAAGTCTTGCGCCTTCGTAAATTGCTGCTACCCAGTCTGCACCTACCGCAGTATCAGCCACGCTAGAAGTTTGAGAAATTGCGGCGTGGCAAGTGTCAATAGCGTAATTATCTGTGGCCTGTCCGTAAGCAATAGCTAACTGGTTTAAAATAATGTCGATACTTGCAGGGTCTGACCAGTCAAGGTCTTGTTCAGAAACGGTTACATATGTACCAAAACTAAGTTTTGAAATATCGTTATTTGATACGACAACAGTTGACGCGTTAAGTGTGTCAAATTGTGCGGACTGTTGCGCGACTACTGGCCGTGTCGTAATTTTTGGGCGGCGAAAAGTTGCACCAGACGCAGGCATAGCGCGCGTACCAATAGCACTAACAAACGGGCGAACTGGGTTAAGCCCGTCATATACAGAACCTGTAATTATTTCTGGCAAAATACCTGGCGTGCTTTCAGTATTTACATATGGTGCTACGCCTGGCGCTGCTTCTACTACTGCTTGTTTAATGTTTGCGTTCATTGTCGCAAAATCTGAACCGCCACGCACATAGCTAGCGATATATTCGGACGTGCTAGGCAAACGAAGTTTACGCGGTTGCGCGTATGTCAATACTTGCGCTGCTTCTATAACTTGTGGGGCTTCTTGTGGCTGTGTCATTTCTGTTACCTCTGTTGGTTGGTCTTGATTACTATTTAACACTATTTCGGGTTCTGTTTCGGGGATACTGGCCGCTACTCGTTCTACTTTAGCGGCTTCAAAAGCGCCGAAAGGTAGCAGGCTTAATTCTTGCCAGTCTGCTTTAGTTATAACCATTGTTCCGGCTTCGTCAAAGCTAAATTCAATAGGCATAATACCTACTGAAACGCTGTCTAATACGCCGTCTTTTGCTAGTTGTAGCGCTTCGTCACCGTCGCGGGTCTGTGAAATTGTGGCTTCAAAAAGCACAGTATCGCCTACTAATTCGCGGCTGTTAACTAAGCCAATGGGTTTAGAACTGTCGTGATATAAATACATTTTAGGTTTCTTACCTTCTAACGGTAATGACCCAGTAGCAAACTTTACTTTTTGACCGTCAGAAACTACGGCTTCTACTTCGTATTGAACCGCTACGCCTGCAAGCGTCCTGCGGGGGGTATTCATACCGGCAGGCGCAGCGTCCAAAGTTAAATCTTGTGGAATAAGTCTAAGCATTATTTACCGCCGTTTCGTTTACTTTTATTTCTGTTTCAGGTTTCATATTTTCGTAATCTGTATTTAAATAACTTTCTATATCAAATTTTACTATCGTGCCGCGCGGTAAAACATTGTTAGCGCTTAACGTTTCTTGTATGCAATCTATGTACGGTTTTACGCCGAACTTGTATAAATCCCTAGAAGCTTCTGCACTTGAAACGTAGCTGTAATTTCCAATACTGACCGAAACAAGATAGGCGGGTACGTTAGCAATTCTTGCTAAATCTTTTGCCTGGTATTCTGCAGCGTCAATTAAAAGCATTTTGTCTGGCGTAGAAGTGTTGTGTATAACTTCTACAAATTCGTTTACAGCACTAGTAGCAGACGAATAGCGCGCTTCGTCATAGGCGGCCGCTAAATCGCGTAACTCTTGCGCTGACATAGGTTCACCGCTTTTTTGTCGAAGCGTTACCGCTGGCTGCAAACTACTTGCGTTTCGGTTGCGGGCCTGTTCAAGTTTTAGCGCTGTATCTACCGAAACTGCGCCGGTATAAATTAGGCCTTGAATTGGTGAAATAAATTGTACGCAATCCTCGTAACGAATTGGTAAACCTTGAAACAATATTTGTTTAGACGGCCCAAACCATACGCCGTTACTTTGTGCCTGGTCTTGTGTTGTGACCATAGCGGCAGGTAAACGAGTAAACGAACTGGGATAACCTGAACTATCTCTTTCGGATATGTACCAAAAGCACCTACCAACGAAAAATAAATCGTCGAAGGACCAACTTAGAATAAAGTTATTTGTAACGCCTTTGTCAATTCTTGATAGCCAGCTGCGGGGCGCTTCTGGTAACAGTTCGATTTTTTCGCCATTCCAGATTTCTTTAAATTGTTCTAATTTTAGGCAGCCAATAACTGACGCCATTAAATCGCGTGACCGGCTTATAGTTGGCACTTGCATAAAGCGCTGTCGAATTTGGCCAGATTGGTACGCAAAGAAATTGCCTATTTGTGAAGCGCCAGCGTTATTACCTGTACGGTCTGCAGCGTAACCGGCAGCGGCTTTAACTACTTTTTCTGGTACAGGTTTAAAGTTGAATAAAGCCATAGCGCAAGTATGCCACAATTCTTAAAATTTTGTAATGATAGGTAGCCGCCACAATTACCCTACGAGAAAGCTAAATAACTTGACGGCTACCCACAAAACATATTAGCCATAAAACAAAATTATATTGCTGTTCTTTGGCTAACTATCATAGGTTTACCCATAATGGCAGGCTTCGAAACCATAGCTACCGCGAACACTAAACAGCGCGCCAATTCGATAGGCCCAGGGCTACGCAAACTAGACAAAGTAACCGCGCCCTGGTTTTTTACGGCTACGGCCCTTAAACAATGTTGAGTTAACAGCGCGCTACCGTCGTGCCTTATTTTGCCTTCTAATATCGCTGCCCTAGCGCCCACAGTCCAGCGCTGTAGTTCGCGATTACCTACCATAGACGCGCGCCTTTCAAACTTTGTAGGTAAAGACATTTCAAAAGCTGGCGTAATAAGTAGGCGCGTAGTCTGGTCTAAACAAGCGTTTTCTACAGCCTGCCAGCAATCTGCCAAAGTGTCTTTAACAAATTCAACAGCTATTTGAATTTGACCGTGACTGTTCATAGCGGCCCTAACGCCTACATAGCGTGACTCATCTTGACTTTGTTCTATGGCCAGTACGCCGCCTTTTGGCATAAGTTCAGCTGTTACCAATTTTTCGAATACGCCAGGCTGTAGCCAGCCGTTAGCGCTGGCCGTCCACAAATTGACCGAACTTCTCAAAAATGCGTTACGGTTCGGCTGTTCAGCTTCAGCCTGTATGACTTCTAGGGTAAGTGTGTTGCCTAAAGCTGGGTTTGCTTTTATCCACGCTTCAGGCGTCATAGGGTCAATGTCTGAACTAGGCGAATATTCGGCAAAATACAGCGAACTAGTTTTCTTTTCATCTATAGCGCGTAAACCTTGTTCACGCCAGCGCTGCATTTCTTTACTAGATTCGTCGCCAGCTGTAGACGTCATAAATAGCAGCGGGCTTTTACGAGTACGCATAGTAGGCAATAAACCTACGCTTACGCTGTCTGGCGATACTGCCCAAAGTTCGTCAATACAAACTAGGTCAGCTGTTAAACCGTGAAACGAAGTCGGGGTAGCGGCGCGCACAAGCCAGCGCGTACCGTCCGGCATATTGGCTTCATTACGGCCTACTGCCCACGTCAGAATTGCGCCAAATTCTTTTTCTAATATCGGTGCTACCTGGTTAAACAGTTCAAGCGCTGTATCTAATCGGTGACTAGTAGTAATAATTGTTTGTGGCTTACCGCGAAGCTTTGGCATAACCGTAGCCCAAAAACCTACAATGCCAGACAGCAAAAAGCTTTTGCCGTTTTGACGCGCAACCGATAGAAGGCCCTGCCGGTGCAATAAATCGCCGTTTTCGTCGTGCGCTAGTAAACCAGTAGCAATGTGATATTGCCAGGGCATTAAGTCAACTTCTAAAAAGTCTTTTGCCCAATTTTTTACAGCGTCAGCAAAATATAAGCCGTTTCGATTACACATAGTTTCTAACCTGGGCTTGTGTATGTCTGTATAACTATGCACTTGTGTTACTAGTTCAGCTTCGCCGCCTTCTGACTTAATCGGGTTAGTTTCAGCCAGTTCGCCAGCCAAACCGCTATTTTGCGCCATTTTAGATACTAAAAGTGACGCG